ACGGTGAGCAGCCGGTGCCGTCTGGTGATCCCCGAAGGGCTGCGGCATACACCCGAGGCCCCGCCCACTCAGCGGCAGGCCGAGGACGAATTCATGGCGCGGTTTAGAGCACGGCAGGCGGCCGCAGGAGCGTAAACCATGACCGAAGTGTATGACCGGGAGTCAGGCGAGTTCGTCTGTGACTTTGTCAGCAGGCTACCCACCACCGACACCGGAAGGCCCATGCAGCTGATTCCCTGGCAGCGGGACACCATCATGGAGTTTTACAGCACCAAGGAGGACGTGGACGGAGAACTCCTCCGGAAGTACTGGTACCTGTATCTGGAGATCCCCAAGAAAAACGGCAAAAGCGAGCTGGCAGCGGGTCTGGGCCTTTATCACCTGATGGGTGACGGAGAACTGAACGCAGAAGTCTATGTCTGCGCGGCAGACAAGGACGAAGCTACCATCGTTTTCAATGCGGCGCTCTTTAAGGTCCGTACCACGCCCTGGCTTTCCAAGATGGTGGCCACCGGCGAGCTGAATATCACAGAATCAAGGAAGCTGATCGAGCTGCGGCGGCAGCAGTTTGCAGAAAACGGCGGCTGGGAGTGGGTCACCATCGGCACCATGAAGGTGCTGTCCAGCGAGGCTCACACCAAACACGGCCTGAAGCCCAGCTGCGTGATTTTTGACGAGCTGCACGCTCAGCCCTACCGTGACCTTTGGGACATTATGACCTTTGGCGCCGGATCCGGCCGGAAACAGCCTGCGTGGATCGTTTTGACCACCGCCGGCGATGACCCCGACCGGGCGAGCATCGGCTGGGAGGTCCATGAAAAGGCCGTGGCCGTCCGGGATGCCCGCAAGCTGCGGAAGATCCTTGCTGAGGGCGGTGACCCCAGGCAGGTGCTGAGCCTGCGCCGGGTGGCCGACGATGATTTGCCAGGCAAAATCGAGGAGCTTCTGGACAAGGATCTCCCCAACTGGCTGCCGGTGCTGTATGGTCTGACCGCCATGGTGGGCGACGATCCGGAGGATCTGGAGCAGGTGAACATCTGGGACGAGGAACTGTGGTACGCCTGCAACCCGTCCCTGGGAAAGCACCTTTCCATCCGCACGCTGCGGCTGGAAGCCAAGGAAGCCAAAAAGAGCGAGGCCGGCGAGAAGCTGTTCCGCTGGCTGCGCCTCAACCAGTGGATCTCGGTCAAGGCGGTAGGCTGGCTGCCGCTGACCCTTTACGACAAAACCCAGTGGGGCCCTTCGGCCAAGGCCGAGAGAGCTGCTCTGCTGGACAAGCTGCTGGGCAAGCGCTGCTATGGCGGCGTGGACCTTTCCAGCACCACCGACCTGACGGCCTTCGTCCTCTTCTTCCCTGCTCAGCCGGGATTGGACAAGGCGGTCTGGCTGGCCCACATCTGGCGTTCCGGTCAGGACGTGATCGGCGCCGAGCGCCGGGACCACGCCCCATACCGCGACTGGGAGCGGGCGGGCTTCCTTACCATCTGCGAGGGCGACGTCATCGACTATGCCGACGTGGAGCGCACCATCGCCGAGGCCAAGGATCTCTATGATCTGCAGTCGGTGGGCTTTGACCCCTTCCTTTCCCGAACCATCACCCAGCGGCTCATGCCCATTGTGGAGACCATCGAGGTGCCCCAGGATATGCGCAACATGAGCCCGGCCATGAAGGAGATCAAGGAAGGAATGCTACGGCATGAGATGCTGCACGTGCACAACACCTGCTTCCGCTGGGCCTTTGGCAACGTGCGCATCGCGGTGGATGGCAACGAAAACACCAAGCCCATGAAGAACCGCAGCCGCGGCCGCATCGACCCGGTTGTGGCGCTGATCATCGCCGTGGCGGTGTGGATGATCTATCGAAACAAAAAGCCGGACCTGGCGGATGTGATCGCCAGCGGCGGCTTCTCTATGTGAGGAGTGATGAAATGAAGAAACTGAAACTGCCCGGTGCGGTGGACACGCTGTTTACGCTGAGCGGCGCTTTGATCTCCACCGGGCTGGGCCTCTGGCTGGGGCTGGCAGCCGGCCTGATCGGCGCCGGCGTGTTTTGTTTTCTGGCCTGCTGGCTGGTCGACCAGGGCGGCAAAGGCGGTGATGGGAAATGATCTCGTTTAAGAATCTGCGGGCTACGAAAAGCACAGCCGTGCCCGAAGCGCTGACCTGGCGGGATGTTTTCGGCGTGAGCCGCAGCACTTCCCACGATGCGCCTGTAAGCGCCCGGGAGGCGTTGAAGATCTCGGCTTTTTATCGGGCAGTGGATATCCGGTCGGATTCCATCGGCAAGCTGCCGGTGAAGGTCAAGGACACCAATACCCGTCAGGAACAGAAGGAGCACTACCTGGTCCCGGTCCTTCAGGTGGCCCCAAACGAGGCCATGACGCCTTTCGTTTACCGCAAGCTGGTGGAGACCCGACGGCTGGTCCTGGGCAATTCCTATGTCTGGATCTACCGGGACGGCTACGGTCATCCGCTGGAGCAGCTGCCGCTGCCGCCGGGAAGCTGCAGCCCCTACATTGAGCCCGGTACCGGAAAGCTTTGGTACATCGCCCAGGATCCCAAGAGCGGGCAGCTGTTCAAGCTGCACCCCGAGGACATTCTGCACTACAAGGGCGTGTCCCTTGACGGCATCACCGGACTAAGCCTGCTGAGTCAGGCGGCCCGGGTGCTGCGTGTGGAGGAAAGCCGCGACCAGTATGAGCATGCTGTCTACCAGAACGGTGGCCACCCTGCCGGCGTCCTTCAGACCGAGGCTGATCTGAGCCTTCGTTCGGTGAGGCAGGCGGACGGTACCGCCGTCAATTACCGTGATACCATCCGCAAGGAATGGGACCGGATCCACGCAGGCCCCGGAAATGCTTTCCGTGTGGCAGTGCTGGACAACGGCCTGAAGTATACGCCCATCAGTATGTCCAACGCCGACGCCCAGTTCGTTCAGAGCAAGGCCGTCACGGTGGAGGACATCGCCCGGTTCACCGGCGTGCCTCAGAATCTGCTCTTTACCGGGAAGCAGAGTTATTCCAGTAATGAGCAGAACAGCCTGGACTATGTGAAGTACACGCTGCAGCCCACTGTTATCCAGTATGAGGAAGAGGACAGCCGGAAGCTGCTGACCGTTTCCGAGCAGGAAAAAGGCCTGTGGCTGGAGCGCAACATGATGGCCGAGCTTCGAGGCGATACAGCAAGCCGAATGGCCTGGCACCGGGGTATGCGGGAGATCGGCGCCATCTCGGTCAACGAGATCCGCGAGAAAGAGGACATGGGGCCGGTACCCGGCGGTGACGGTCTGTATGCATCCCTGAATTATGTTCCCCTGGCCGATTGGGCCGAGCTGAGCCGGAAACGCAACAGCCCTCCGGCATCTGAAGGAGTGTGAAAACATGAGCGAAATCAAAAAATACGGCGCGGTCATCAAACAGGCGACCGCAGCCGACATGGCCAAGATCAACGCCCAGGCCATGCGGGAGTTGACCGCTGAAGAGGTCTTCACCTTCCGGGTGGCCGCCTGCGACGATCAAGTCGACCGGGACTATGAACGATTCACCCTGGCGGCGCTGAACAAGATGGCTGAGCTTTTCGTAGGTAAGACCATCATCATGGATCACCAGTGGAGCGCCAAGAACCAGACCGCCCGCATTTATGACGCGGCAGTGGAACAGGCCGACGGCGTCAACCGCCTGGTGGTTTGTGCCTATATGCTGCGTAACGAGAAAACCGAACCCACCATTGACGCCATCGAAGGCGGAATCCTTCGTGAAGTCTCGGTGGGCTGTGCTGTGTCTGTGGCCCGGTGCGGCATCTGCGGCGTGGACAAGGTCAAGAACTGGTGCGAGCACCGGGCCGGTAAGGACTATGACGGCAAGACCTGCGTCATCGACCTGGACGAGCCCACCGACGCCTATGAACTGAGCTTTTGCGCGGTACCTGCCCAGCCCGGTGCAGGCGTTATCAAGGCCTATGGCGGTGAGGACAACAAGCCCGCAAACAACCCCCAGGCAAATCCCGATGTGATCAAGGCTCTGGCGCTGCTGGAGCTTGAAGAAAAATCTTTGAAGTAAGAGAGGAGCAACCAACATGACTCTGAAGCAGAAACTGTATGACCTGAAGAATCAGAAGCAGCAGAAGATCGACGCTGCCAAGGCGCTGGCGCTGGAGGGCAAGACCCAGGAGGATGCCTACAAGAACCTGGTGACCGAGATCGACGGCTTTACCGCCCAGATCCTGGCCACCGAGGCTCTGATCGCCGAGGAAGAGAAGAGCGCCGGCCAGCCCGGCGGTATGCGCGGCGTCTTCGCCGGTGGCCAGGGCGAAGAAACCGGCTATCAGAAGGCTGTCAAGGCATTTGCCACTGCCGCCCGCGCCGGCTTCCCCAAGACCGAGAAGGCTGCCGGTGACATGATGCAGGAAATCGTGGATGCCGACGGCGGCTACACCGTCCCCCAGGACATCGTCACCAGCATCATCAAGCTGCGCGACGCCGAGGAAAGCCTGCTGGACGAGGTCACCGTCATCCCTGTGACCACCGCCAGCGGCCGCCGCACCTATAAGACCCGTCAGCAGCACACCGGCTTCCAGACGGTGGCCGAGGCCGGCAAGACCCCCAAGACCGCCACGCCCCAGTATGCCACCATGGCGTACAGAATCGAAAAGCGCTCCGGCTATCTGCCCGTGACCAACGAGCTGATGGAGGACAGCGACGCGAACATCGTTACCGAGGCCGAGACCTGGATGGCCGGCGAGGCCCGTGCCACCGCCAACAATGAGATCATCACCGAGATCAAGAAAAAGGCCGAGACCAACCTGGTTAACCTGGACGGCATCATCACCGCCTGGATCAAGCTGGGCTCTGCCTTCCGCAGCACCTCCAAGCTGATCACCAATGATGACGGTCTGGCCTGGCTGGGTACGCTGAAGGACGAGTTCGGCCGCTATCTGCTTTCCCCCAACCCCGCCGATCCCAAGCAGCTGCAGCTGTGCGTCGGCCCTCATGTTCTGCCCATTAAGACCTATGACAACACCACCATTCCCACTGACGGCACCAAGATCCCCATGATCCTGGGCGATCTGAAGGAAGGCATTGCCTATTGGGATCGTCGCCAGATCACCATCAAGGTGAGCGACGTGGCTGTTGTGGGTGAGCTGAACGCCTATGAGCAGGATCTGACTCTGTGGCGCGGCTCCATTCGTGACGACTGCACCATCCGCGACTTGGATGCCTTTATCAACGGCTACATCGACACTGCGGCCGCTGATGTCGACGCCGGAGATGCCGGTGACGCCGGAGACGCCGGAGACGCCGGAGACGCCGGTGACGCCGGAGACGCCGGTGACGCCGGTGACGACGTCTAATTGAGGGCTGACCTATGGCGCTGACGGATGACCTGAAGAGATCGCTGATGCACTATTGCAAGATCGATGAGCTCTCTGAGGACGATGCAATTTTCCTCGAGGAATGCTATCAGGGCGCTGTGGGCTATATGGCGAATGCCGGCGTAAGCCAGCCGACAGCCGGCACCGAGAGAGCGGCCCTCTATAACCTCTGCATCAAGCCCATGGTGCTGGAGGCCTGGGACAACCGCCAGACGGTCACGTCCGGCACTGTCCAGAACAACCCTGTCTTCCGCTGGCGGCTGAACCAGCTGAAGATGACCGAACCGGTGCCCGATTCGGGCACCGAGTAAGGAGGGCTGCAGCGTGCGTGTGAACGTTGGCAAGATGGACAGGCTGATCCAGATCATCCGCCGGGACAGCACCCGTGATGCAGACGGCTATCCGACCTTTACCGACACGGTGGTCCGCCGATGCTGGGCGCAGATCTCCCAGGCCAGCGGCTCTGAGCTGGTGAAGAACAACGCCGACATGAGCCAGGTGAAGGTCCGCTTCTTTATCCGGTGGTCCCCTGCCCCACTGGACCGGAAAATGCTGGTGAGGTGCGACAGTGAGATCTACCAGATCGAGTACATCAACGATTACGGCGGCGGCCGGCAGTGGGTAGAGCTGTGGTGCGGCCAGATGACAACGGAGGCCACGGTATGAGCATCAACGAGATCATCATCGGGGCAGTGAGCCCCATCGTCCCGGTTTGTGTACCGGACCTGTATGACGGAGAGAGCCAGGAATACTGCACCTTTGACTATTCCACCATCGGCATCCACTTCGGGGACGACGGGCCGGAGGCACTGCGTTATCTGGTGTCGCTGCACTGGTTTTTGCCCCTGAGCGCAAACCCGCTGGCAAAGAGAAAGCAGCTCTGCCGGGCATTGCATGGCGCCGGCCTGACCTGGCCGGAAGTCACTCCCGCCGGAGACGGTACCTGTCAGCACTATGTCTTTGAATGCGAATGGGCGGAGGGTGTTGACGATGCCTGAGATCAGCTTCAGCGGCCTTGACAGTCTGGAGCTTTCCATGAAGGAGATCGCCGAGATCCCTGACGACGTCAAGGATGAAATGCTGCAGGCCCAGGCGGCCGTTGTGGTGCCGGTGATGCGGGCCAGGGCGCAGGCCTATGGCCTAAAGGACACCGGCCTGATGATCGACAGCATCAAGCCCGGAAAGCCCAAGAAGACCAAGACCGGCCGGGCGCTCTATGTAACGCCCCAGGGCAAGCGCCGGCGCGGTCAAAAGGACACCCGCAACACCGAGATCGCCTTTATCGGCGAATACGGCACCAAGAAAGTCAGAGCCAGACCGTTTATGCGGGAAGCGGTGGAGGCCACGGCCGAGCAAGCAGAGCAGGCCGCCCTTCAGGTCTATGACCGCTGGCTGAAATCCAAAAATCTGTAAGGAGGAATTGCCTATGGCAACCTATGGCGCGAGATACATTCAGTGGGCGCCCTTTGCGGCGACTACGCCCGACGAAGACGAGGCAAAGTACCCTTCCTACGGTGCGCCCATCAACCTGGGCGCTCTGCAGAAGGTCACCGACGCCCCCACCAACAACGAGGCCAAGATCTATGGTGACGATGAGCTGGACGCTTACGTCGCAGAGTTCAAGGAATACACCCTGGACGTGGAAGTCACCGAGATCCTCAACGAAGTGGCCTCTGCCGTCACCGGTGCCACCATCATCGCTGGCGACGAACAGGATCTGGAGTTCGGCGGCGACGATGTGGCCCCTTATGGCGGTCTGGGCTTCTTCATCTCCAAGATGATGAAGTCCGGCAATAAGCACTTCCAGGGTATCTACTACCCCAAGCTGAAGGCTTCTGTCCAGGGTGAGGAGTTCACCACCAAGGGCGAAAGCATCACTCTGGCCGGCGGCAAGCTGCACTTTGTAGGCACCACTTGCAAGAAGGGCAAGTGGAAGGTCAAATCTAAGCTGTTTGACACCGCCGACGAAGCAAAGGCCTGGGTGGACGCAAAAATCAAAGAGGCTGCAGCTGCTGCCTCCTGATCCTAAGACTGGCGGGGAGCTTCCCCGCCAGTTTGTGAAATGAGGTGTGACCTTGAAAACAGTAGAGTTTACCGTGGGAGGCAAGACCTTCCACCTTTGCATGAACAGTGCCGCGCTGTTTGACTGTTATGAGAAGTTCGGCTCTGAGGGCTTTGTCACCGACCCCATTCAGGGAAATGACAAGCAGGCCTTTGAAAACACCTGCTGGATGCTGGCCAAGTTTGCCGAGCAGGGCGAGCTTGTCCGCCGGTACCTGAAGTATGACCGGGGATATATGGGCAGTGTGGAGTGGTTCCGCACCATGCTCAAGCCGCTGGACCTGATCGCAGCCAAGGCCGCCATCGAAAATGCCGTGCGGCTGGGCTTTGCCCGGGAGCACGACGAGGACGAGGAAATCGACACCGGTCTGATGGAGCTTGAAAAAAAAACGGCGAACGGCTGACCCGTACCAAGTTTTTGCAAATCGTGACACAATTTCTGACGCTCTCCGCCCGGGAGGGCTTTCTGCTTACCATCGGCCAGGTGACTGATCTGGTGGAATTGGAGCAGGAGCGTCGGGGAATGAAACGGAAGGAGGTGGACGAATGGCAACAAGAGTGATTTCCACCAAGCTCAGCGTCGAGGGCGAAGCTGAGTTCAAAAAACAGCTGGGCGACGTCAATTCCCACCTGAAGACCCTGAAATCGGAGATGTCTGTGGTGACCGCCGAGTTCAAGGGCCAGGCCAACAGTCTGGAGGCGCTGACCGCCAAGGATAAGATCCTCCAGGAGCAACTGGAGCAGCAGGTGGAAAAGATGCGGGCTCTGGAGGAGGCCGTCAAGCAGGCTGCCGAGGCCTATGGCGAGCAGGACGAGCGCACCGACGGCTATAAGCAGTCGCTGAATGCAGCGAAGACTGCCGTGGCCAACCTGACACGGCAGCTGGAGGACAACGACAAGCATCTGGACGAAGCCCGGAAGTCTGCCGACGGCTGCGCGACCTCCATCGACGAGTTCGGAAAAGAGGTCAAGCAGGCAGAGGACGATACCCGCTCCTTTGGCGATGTTCTGAAGGCCAATCTGGCCAGTGAGGCCATTATCAGCGGCGTCAAGGCGCTGGCCAGCGCGGTGGGCTCCATCGCCACCAGTGCAAAGGAGTCTGTCATGGCAGCAGCCGAGCTGGGCGACACCATCGACAAGACATCCCAGCGCGTTGGCCTGAGCGCTGAGGAGTACCAGAAATGGGTCTATGCCGCCGGTCTGAGCGGCATGGATGAGAGCAAGGTGGAAGACCTTGCCAAAACCCAGCAGACTTTCTTTGCCCAGGCCAAGCAGGGCTACGGCGAGGTCACCGACGTGGTGGCCCGTCTGGGCTATGACCTGGAGGAGCTGGGCGGCGGCGCCTTTTACATGGATGAGCTGCAGGAGGTCTTTAACGAGTGGACCCAGGAGATCGCCAACGGCGGCGAGAAAATGTGGGACGCTTATGAAGCGTTGGAGGCGCTGGGCATTTCGGCCAACGATCTGGAAAGCACCGAACCAGACAAGCTGTTCAGCAAGTTCGTCTCCGGTCTGACCAGCGCCCGGGACGCTGCCAACGATGCCACGGCAGCCTATGACGCACTGGGCATCAACATCACCGAGATCGAGGACAGCGGCGAGGCCTTTAACCAGGTGATCGCCGCTCTGGCCGACATGGAGGACGTTACCCAACGGAACGCTCTGGCCAGCCAGATCTTCGGTGAGAACTATATCGCACTGGCCCCTATGCTCAACGGCGGTTCAGAGGCCATTCAGGCGGCAAAACAGGAGATCGAGGATCTGGGCGGCGTGATGTCCAACCAGGCCGTGGCGGCCAGCGCTGCCTTCCAGGACAGCCTCACACGGCTTCAGGCATCCTTTGACGGACTGAAGAACAATCTGGCCGGCGAATTTCTGCCTTCGATCACCGAGATCATGGACGGCATGACCCTGGTGATGCAGGGCAATGTAGAGGAAGGCATGGCAGCCATCGAGCAGGGCCTGCAGAATTTTCAGATACAGCTGGAGGCGCTGGGCCCGCTGGCTGAAGAGGCGCTGCAGCTGCTGGTATCGGTCATCGTCGAGCATCTTCCCGAGATTATCGACATGGGTGCCGTTTTGCTGGAGTCGCTCATCGATGGAATTGCTGCCCAGATGCCCGAGCTGGTACCCGTGGTGGTCGATCTGATTCTCACCATCGTCGATGCCCTGCTGAACAATCTGGATGTACTGGTTGAGGCCGCTATGCAGCTGACCATCGGTCTGGCCACCGGCCTGGTCAAAGCAGCGCCGCAGCTGGCCGCCAAGGTGCCCCAGCTGATCTCCACAATCACCGCTGCCCTGCGCCGGGGACTGACTCAGATGGCCAGCATCGGCCAGGAGTTGGTGCGCGGACTGTGGAACGGAATTTCCAACATGGGCGCCTGGATCGGTCAGAAGATCAAGGGCTTCGGTCAGAACGTAGTGAACAAGCTGAAGGATTTCTTCGGGATCAAAAGCCCCTCGACCCTTATGCGGGACGAGATCGGCAAGCACCTGGCCACCGGCACGGTGGGCGGTTTCGAGGACGAAATGGCGCACCTGCAGGGTAAAATGGCCAAGGCTATCCCCAGCAACTTCGAGGTCATGGCCAGCCTCAACACCAGCCTGAAGACGCCCAGAACGGGCATCACGGCAGCCGAGCTCAGCTCCAGTCTGCAGACGGCGGCCGCCATGGCGGGCGGTCAGGAGGGTGACATCGTCATCAACCTGAACACCACTCTGGACGGTGAGGTGGTATCTCGCAGCACCACCCGGATCCAGAGGCGCAAGGCCAAGACCTACGGCAACAAGCTGGTCACAGCATGAGGTATGCACCATGAGAAAGCCTTTTGATTTAAATGACCGGGACTTTTCCCGGTATGTGCACAAGACCGGCATCGAGGCCGATCTGATCCCGGTTTACGCTTCCCAGGTGACCACCATGGACGGCGTGGACCACAATGTCATCGCCCGGTGGCGATCGCAGATCCGGGTGCGGTTCAATCCACTGGACCGGGACGGCTGCAGGATCCTCTGTGATCAGCTGAAGGCGTCCGGTATCAAAGTACATTACTACAACCCCCATCTGGGCGAGGTCACCCAGTATATGCGGGTGGAGAACATCCCCCTTGCGCTGGCCCTCATCGACCAGGGCAAGGAGCGGTATGACAGCTTTGTGCTGACCTTCATCGAGAATTGAGGTGACGGTATGCAGACAGTGAGCGAAAACTGGGCCGGCATCCTTGCGGGCCAGCATATCACCAATTTCAAGATGGAGATCGCCGGAGAGACCTATACCTATGCCGACATGGAGATCGACAGCGGCAGCATCCATCTGGCGCTGATGGAGACCTTGAGTCTTGGCAACGCCGGATGCGGCACCATCGAAATGACCTTCCGTCCCAAGGGGACCATCCCCACCATGGCGGAGATCCGCTGCTTTGTTCAGGTCTCCAACGGCAAGGACACGATTTTCATCACCGGCGAAGACGGCGCGGTTTTAACCGACCACGAGGACGTCCCGCTGGTATCGCAAGCAGAGGAAGCCGGAGACTGGCTTCCTTTCGGCGTATTCTTTCTGGATACCCGAAAGACAGACGCCTTTGGCTGGATGACCATCACCGGCTTCGACGCCATGCTGAAGGCTGAACAGCTCTATCTGGACAACGAGGGCCAGTACCCTATGCCCATGGCCGACGCGGTGGCATTCATCGCCGGAGAGATGGGCGTGGAGGTGGATCCGCGCAGCGCTATCGCCGATTACGATATCGACTATCCTGCCGAGATCTATACCCTCAGAGAGGTCTTGGGCGGTATCGGCGCCGCCAGCGGCGGCAGCTGGTGCATCTCCCCTGCCGGCCAGCTGAGACTTGTTCGGCTGGGCTCCCCTTCCCTGCCGGCTGACACGCCCTGCGGCAGCTGCAGCATTCTGGAGGGCGGCATGGTGACCATCTCCCGTGTGACCCTTTATCCCGATGACGGCACCAAACGCACAGCCGGCGACGACTCCGGCTATGAGATCACCGGTGACTGCGCCTATGCTACTGACGAGATGTGCGCGGCGCTGCTGGCACAGCTGCAGGGCGTCACCTATCTCCCCCTGGAGGCCGGGCAGGTGCTGATCGATCCGGCCCTGGAGCTGGGCGACAGCATCACGGTCAACGGCAGCAGCACCATCCTGGGCGAGATCCGTTACATCATCGGCAAGGGCATGACTGCCGAGATCGCGGCGCCCATCGACAGCGAGATCAACCACGAATATCCCTATGGCCAGAGCGGTACACGGAAGGAGCGACAGCTGGCCCAAGCTTACAGCGCCATCCATAAGACCACCGAGGAGATCCGCATGGAGGTCCAGGCGGCCGACGGACGCTACACCGAACTGCAGTTGGATGTGGACGGCCTCTCTTCCGAGGTGCAGGGTCTGGAGGGCGAATATGCCGCCCTGGCTCTGACGGTGGAGGGTTTTACCGTCAGCGGCCCCAACGGAACTACGCTGATTGCGGGCAGCATGATCGACACCAGCACGCTGAACGTGGACAACATCAACATCGACATATCCGGCCGGATCGCCTTTACGGACCTGACCGATTATGAAGATGTGCAGGCTGATATCGATACAGCCCTGGGCTATGCCGACGATGCGTTGGCAGCGGCCGAGGATGCCGCCGACACGGTTGACAGTTGGCGGTATAACGGCGGGGCTTACATGGACGGCCGTATGCTGAAAATCGGTACGGTCATGGCTTCCTCTCTGATCGGCGGCGAGGTCACATTGCTGACCGCTGCCGAAAGAGAAGCGGGCGGCATGGATATTACCGGCGCAAGCACCAGCACATACGCTATCGAGCTTTGGAGCTATGGCGCTCTGCGCATGGAGGCCTACAACGGCGCGGCCTATTTGGGTTCCGGCGATGCTCATGTCCATGTGGAGGAAGATGCAACGGCGATCACCAACGGTAATGTTGGCATTGAACTTTCCGACCATGTGTGGATCGGCGGCAATATGTTCCCCAACTCTCCCGACGATTATCTTTGCGGCAACGCAAACTTTCCCTGGTCGGCGGTGTGGAGCACCAACGGAATGTGCGAAACCTCTGACCGCAGGAAAAAGAAAAACATCACCTACGGTCTGGACCGGTTCGATGGTTTTTTCGACGATTTGCTCCCCGGTTCCTATCAGATGGTAAACGGCACCTCCGGGCGGCGGCACAACGGTTTTGTGTCTCAGGATGTCCGGGATAACCTGGACAAGCACGGCATTCCCACAAAGGACTTCGGCGGCTATGTGGCCGACGTGGACATGGACGGCAACCCGGTCTATGCCTTGCGATACAGCGAGTTTATCCCGCTGATCGTGGAACAGGTGCAGAAAGTGAAGATCCGCGTAAAAAAACTGGAGGAATCTTATGGAACGAAACGAAATGATTGCCTTGCTTAATCAGGCACAGGCGGCGTTGGGTATGCTTGTGCTGCAGGGTACCGTGCAGTGGCAGCAGGGCATGACCTGTGACCGCTGTATCGGCCGGGTAAAGCAGGCGCTGATGACAGAAACCAGAAAGGAGGCGAAGACCGATGAGCATGGTGTTCAGGAAAATCAGTGATTATCCCAGCCTCCCTGACGTTCAGGACGACGATCTCGTTCTGATTGGCTCCGGCGATAACACCTACACCGTCAAAGGCTCCGTTTTCAAGGCATTTGTGGCGGCTATCTCTTCCCAGGCCGTAACCGCCGCAAAAGACGCTCAGACAGCGGCCGCCGAGGCGGCGCTGGCGGCTGCCAGCGTGGATCCGGCTATGTTCCTTTCCCTGATCTCCGGCAAGGGTGACAATCTGGAGTTTGATGCCGACGAAGGCAAGCTTTACCTGACATCGGGTGGCGAGCGCATCTCGGACGGCATCACGGTCATCACCCAGGGCGGTGGGTCCGGCTCCGGCAGCAGCAACAACGCGGTGCTGACCCTGAAGAACACCTCCGGATGGATCTACAAGACCGTCGCCAGCGGCGCCAGCTGCCAGATCACCCTGGAATGGAGCAGTCTGGAGGACGAGCTTTCCACCGGCCCCGGCGTGCTGAAGATCACGGTCAACGGCACACAGAAATATCTGGCCGCGGCCGAACAGGGCGAGGTCAGCATGGACATCGGCTCCATGCTCTCTGCCGGCAGCAACGCCGTCAAGTGCAACATTACCGACACCTACGGCAATAGCCGGACGGTGAACCTCAACATCACGGTGGTGGCCTTGTCCCTCAGTTCTCCCTTTGATAACACGGTGCCCTATTCGGGCACATTTGACTATCCCTATGTCCCCACCGGCGCGGCGACCAAGACCGTGCATTTCAAGGTGGATGACACGGAACTGCCTACCGCAACCGTCACGGCCAGCGGCAGACAGCAGACACAAGCTATCCCGGCACAGAGCCACGGCAGCCATACGCTGGAAGTGTGGTTTGAAGCCGAGGTCGACGGCGTGACCGTGCCGAGCAATCATCTGCGCCACGCTCTGACCTGTCTGGAGGAGGGCGAGACCGATCCGATCATCGCCGCTGACTTTTATCAGACCGAGGCCGAGCAGTTCAGCAGCATCGTCATTCCCTGGCGGGCGTATGTGCCCAGCAGTCTGACGGCCGACGTTATTCTGGCAGCCAACGGCGTCACGGTGAGCGAGCAGACGGTGGACCGCACCACCCAGACCTGGACCTACCGCGCGGACAGCGCCGGCCCGCTGAGCCTGTCCATCACCTGCGGCAGCGTCACCAAGATCCTGGAACTGACCATTGCCGAAAGCCAGATCGACGTGGAAGCCGAGACCCAGAACCTGGCTCTGTTCCTTTCCAGCTACGGCAGATCCAACAACGAAGCCCAGCCGGCAACCTGGGTCAGCGGAGATGTGGCAGCCACCTTTGAGAACTTCAACTTTGTTTCTGACGGCTGGATCACCGACGCCGAGGGAATCACCGCCCTGCGGATCTCCGGCGACGCCAGACTGACCATCCCCTACAAGATCTTTGCCCAGGACTTCCGCACCACCGGCAAGACCATCGAGATCGAGTTTGCCAGCCGTAATGTTCTGAACTATGACGCCGTGCTGCTCAGCTGCAAGTCGGGCGGCCGTGGTCTGGAGATCACGGCGCAGCAGGCCTATCTCACCTCTCAGGAGTGCCGCACCGGCACCCGGTACAAGGAGAATGAGCACATCCGCCTGACCTTCGTGGTGGAAAAGAAGAGCGGCAACCGCCTGATCCGCTGCTATATCAACGGCAGCATCGCCGATATGATCCAGTACCCGGAGGACGACGACTTCTCCCAGGGCAGCGCGGTGGATATCTCCATCGGCTCCGGCGACTGCACCATCGACCTGTACAACATCCGCGTCTATGACAACGATCTGATCCGGTATCAGGTGTTGGACAACTGGATCGCCGATACCCAGCTGGGCTCGGAGAAAAACGCCCGTTGGCAGCGCAACCGTATTTATGACGAGTACGGACAGATTGTCAAGGAGAACCTGCCCAAGGATCTTCCTTATCTGGTGCTGGCCTGCCCGGTTCTGCCGGCCTTCAAGGGCGACAAGAAAACCTGCTCGGGCTACTATGTGGATCCCGTCCACCCTGAGCGCAGCTTCCGCTTTGAAAATGCTGAGATCGATGTGCAGGGTACCTCTTCCCAGTATTATTACATCAAGAATTTCAAGATCAAGTTCAAGGGTGGCTTCATCCTCACCAGCGGCAGCACGGTAGAGTTCTACCAGCTGGGCGCCGCCGTTCCCACCGACACCTACACCTTCAAGGCCGATGTGGCCAGCTCGGAGGGCGCCAACAACGTGGTGCTGGCCAAGCTCTACAACGAGCTCTGCCCGGTGGCTACGCCGCCCATGGAGGCCGACCCCCGGGTGCGTCAGACCATCGACGGCTATCCCATCGTTATCTTCTGGGACAGCGGCGACGGCCCCAAGTTCGCCGGCAAGTACAACTTCAACCACGACAAGGGCACCGAGGAGGTCTTCGGCTTCTCTTCCGGCGACGAAAGCTGGGAGATCCGCGAGAACGGCACCGACCGGGTGGGCTTCAAGAGCGCCGACTACTACGACGACAGCTGGCAGACCGAGGTCGAGGCCCGATACCCCGATAAGAACACCGACATTTCCCGCTTTGCCCAGTTTGCCGCATGGGTATGCTCCACCGATCCCAACCAGGCCACCGGCGAGGCGCTGGCCGCAGCCGTCACCTATGACGAGGTGGAATACACCGCCGACACTGCCGAATACCGTCTGGCCAAGTTTGCCGGCGAGCTGGCCGACTGGGCCGACGTGGACGCACTGCTCTTCTACTACCTGTTCACGCTGGTCTTCCTGTGTATGGATCAGCGTGAGAAGAACGCCTTCCCCACCCGGTTCGCGGATGCGGGCAAGTGGCTGGTACTGTTCTATGACGCCGACTCCTCTCTGGGTACCGACAACCAGGGCGACCTCTCTCTGGAATACTGGATGGAGGACATCGACCAGACGGCCGGCGGCGAGCCGGTATTCAACGGCCAGGGCAGCGTCCTGTGGAGCAACATCCGCAAGACCCACTGGACCGAGATCGAGGCCCTGTACCAGGAGCTGCGAACCACCCTCCGCACCGATGGCAGCGGAAAGCCGCTGCTGAGCTATGACGTGGTGGACGGTATGTTCGAGGCCCACCAGGACAAGTGGCCCGAGGCCATCTTCAACGAAGATGCCGAGAAGAAGGGCGTGGAACCCCTGGAGGTAGAGGGCGCCACCGTTTATCTGCCCATGCAGAAGGGCAAGAAGGAGCAGCACCGCAAGTGGTGGCTGTATAACCGCTTCCGCTACATGGACTCCCTGTTCGAGACCGGCACCTCCAAGGAGACCCAGATCACCCTTCGCGCGCATGCCCAGGGCAATATCACCATGACCTCTTACGTCAATATGTACGGCCATGTCTACTACAACGACGCTGACGCCTGCTTCCGGATGTTCCGCGGCGTGGCGCAGGAGTTCCCTTGGGCAGCCAGCGGCGCAGAGGACGCCGTCATCGGTATCAATGACGCCGACATGATCACCAGCCTGGGCGATCTGAGCCCCCTGCAGCTGGAGACCATCAACATCGCCAAGGCATCTCACCTGACCTATCTGAAGGTGGGCGACGAAGCAGAGGGCTATGTCAACAACCACCTGGTCTCCGTCACCGCTGGCACCAACCCCCTGCTGCAGCTGTTCGATGCCCGCAACTGCGCGGCGCTGACCGCTTCGGTAGATCTGTCCGGCTGTACCAACATCGAGGAGGTCTATCTGACCGGCACCGCCACCGCCGGCGTGAAGCTGCCCCGAGGCGGCAGCCTGAAGAAGCTGCATCTGCCGGGTACCGTCACCAACCTGACCCTGCTGGAGCAGCAGGCCCTCACCGAGTTCATCCTGCCCTCCTACAGCCAAATCGAGACCCTTCGGCTGGAGAACGTGGCCGACCTCGTCCCCGACCGGGAGATCTTCTCGGCTGTTCCTGCCAACTCCCGTGTCCGTCTGATCGGCTTTGACTGGACTTTCAACTCTGCTGCTGACATCCTGACCTTCTATGACCGCCTGGACACCATGCGTGGCCTTGATGAGAACGGAAACAACACGGATAAAGCGCAGATGTCCGGCACTGTCCGAGTGAACAGCATCACGGGCGCACAGCTTGCCGAGATGCAGAGCCGCTACCCTGATATCAAGGTGGTCTATCAGCCCTCCTATCTGTACTTCTATAACGAGGACGGTTCCTCTGTCCTCCAGATCGTGGAGTGCACGGACGGGGCTGACGGTGCGTACACTGGCTCTACGCCTACCAAGAGCAGCACGGCGCAGTATACCTACACCTTTGCCGGATGGAGCAGAACCATCGGCGGTGCGGTTGACCCCGATGCCATGAAGAATGTCACGGCAGACCGAAGCCTGTATGCAGCCTTTACCGCAACCGTGCGGAAGTATACCGTGCGTTTCTACAACGGTTCGACATTGCTTCAGACTGTGAACAATGTGCCTTATGGCGGCAGTGCGACCTATACGGGAGATGAACCTGCGGATGAAAGCGGCAACCCGTTCCAAGGCTGGAAACCTGAACCTACCAGCATCATGGGTGACACCGACTGCTATGCGGTATTCATGAAAAGCGAAGATGTCGGCAAGGTGTGGACGCAGAGTAACATCACGAGCGATAAGTTCTGGGCAACGACTTATGCAGACGGTATCTGGGTAGCGTGTAACGGCAACAACAACGGTCTCTACTACTCTGCTAATGGCCAGAACTGGACACAGAGTAACATCACGAGGGGCAGTTTCCAGTCTGCGACTTATGCGGACGGTATCTGGGTGGCTTGCTGCGGCACCAACTACGGCCTTTACTACTCTACCGATGGTCAGAACTGGACACAGAGTAACATCAAAAACAATATGTTTTATACGGCGACTTATGCGAACGGCATCTGGGTGGCGTGTAGCACCAACTACGGCCTTTACTACTCTACCGATGGTCAGAACTGGACGCAGAGTAACATCACGAGTGGCGGTTTCCGAGCAGCGACTTATGCGGACGGTATCTGGGTAGTTTGCAGCACCAACAGCAACAACGGTCTCTACTACTCTGCTGATGGCCAGAACTGGACGCAGAGTAACATCACGAGCGATAACTTCTGGGCAACGACTTATGCAGACGGTATCTGGGTAGCGTGTAACGGCAGCAGCAACGGTCTCTACTACTCTGCTGATGGTCAGAACTGGACGCAGAGTAACATCACGAGCGATAAGTTCTGGGCAACGACTTATGCAGACGGTATCTGGGTAGTTTGTAGTAACGCCAACGGCGGTCTCTACTATTCTGCTGATGGTCAGAACTGGACACAGAGTAACATCACGAGTGGCAGTTTCCGAGAAGTGACTTATGCAGACGATATCTGGGTAGTTTGTAGTAACAGCGGCGGTCTCTACTACTCTGCTGATGGTCAGAACTGGACACAGAGTAACATCACGAGTGGCAGTTTCCGGACAGCGGCTTATGCGGACGGTATCTGGGTAGTTTGTAGTAACGACGGCGCCGGTCTCTACTATTCCAAATGATACCCTCCAGCCCACCTGCCCCGGGAAACCGGGGTGGGTGGAACATCTGATTTTTTGAAAGGACGTGACGGCCATGAATGACAATCCAGTTTCCGAGCAGCTGTGCGCTGAGCGGCGCAAAATTGAAGAGGAGCGTTTTCGCCGGGACAAGGAACGGTTGGACAAGCTGGATCCCCTGATTGAAAAGCTGTCCACCTGCACCGTCCAGAACGCCCAGATCATCAAAAACCACGAGGAAAAACTCACCGATCACGAAAAACGCATCGATGACATTGAGCACCGCCCGGGAAACTGGTGGGATAAGGTGATCACCGGACTGATCGCCGCGGCGGTGGCGGCTCTGTGGAACCTTCTAACCAAATAAAAAACGTGCCCAAATCGGGCACCGAAAGGAGCGAAAAGCATGAGTAAAGAAGAAATCTTCGGCGCCTATGTGCTGCCGGCAATCGTTTCTCTGCTGGCTGCGGCTGCGGCCTTTGCGGGCAATCAGCTGAAGCGGCTGTATGAGAAATATATCAATGACAAAACCAAACAGTCTGTGGTGCGCACCTGCGTCAAGGCGGTGGAGCAGCTGTATCACGATCTGGGCGGCCCGGAAAAGCTGGAAAAGGCCAAGGCAAGCGCGGTGGAAATGCTCAACGAAAAGGGCATCCCCATTACCGATCTGGAGCTTTCCATGCTGATCGAGAGCGCGGTTTCGGAGTTTAACTACGGCTTTTCCCAGACCTATGAGGTCGAGGAATGAGCAGCTATATTCTTCCCCGGAAGATCAAGCGGTTTGAAATCTTTCGCCCGGGAATGCCGCTGAAAACGTGGCTGGATAAGCAAACGGACAAGCCGGATATTGTGCTGAATTGCTCCCTGTATCAGACGAACGGCAAGCCCATCGGCACCATCATCGAGGATGGAAAGATGGTGAACAATGCCGGGGGAGGCTTTGGCTTTGGCACCGCCGACGGGGCCTCTGTGGGCTTCGGCGGGCCGTGGGCCAAGGCGTGGAAGGATTATGTCACCGGCTATTACGGCATCGTCCAGCAGGGCAAGGCGGTGGACAAGCCCTGGGCGGACGGGTATGTGTTTGACCAGAAGCTTTCCCGCATTGCCTTTGGACAGCTGAAGGACGGCAGATACGCCGTTTTTACTGCCAACGGCGTCAACATCGAGCAGATGGCGGTTCAGGGCGTACAGGCCGGATTTGAAAGCCTGTGCAACCTGGACGGCGGCGGCAGTCGTGCGCTGTACTGGCTGGGCAGTTGGGTGCATATCAGCACCCGGACGCCTTATAACGCAATCGCAATCTGGCTGGAGCCGGAAACCAAGGAGGAGAAACCCATGAGCAAAACCTTTAAGGTGTGCCTCGATGCGGGGCATTACGGCAACTATAACGCAGGCGCGGTCAAGGGCTATTATGAGAGCGTCCGGATGTGGAAGCTCACAGAGCTGCTGGCCCAGGAGCTGACCGCCCGGGGTATTACGGTCATTAAGACCCGTAGCAATCAGAAAAGCGACCTTGCGCTGATCTCCCGCGGCAAAAAGGCCAAGGGCTGTGATCTGGCCGTTTCGATGCATTCCAACGGGGCAAGCCAGAAAAGCGTAGACTATCCTGCGGGACTGGTATTCCGGGATAATGCCCGAACCGACCTGGACGAGCGTTCCGAGGAAATCGGTCTGGCGCTTGCCAAAGTGGTTCAGAACGTTATGGGAACGGTCCAAAGCGCCCGCACCATGACCAAGGCATCCAGCTCTGACCGGGACGGCAACGGCATCCGGGACGATGAGTATTACGGGTTTTTGGAAGGTGCCAGACAGGTTAAAGTGCCGGGCGTGATCCTGGAGCATAGCTTCCACACCAACCCCAAGGCGGCGGCATGGCTGATGAATGACGCCAACCTGAAGAAGCTGGCAAAGGCCGAGGCCGATTGCATCGTCGCGTGGTTGGAAGGAACTACAAAGCCCGCCGTCCAGACGCTGCAGGTGGCCCAGCGCAAAAGCACGGCCTTTAACAAGGCGTACAAAACCACCGCCGACCTGAATATGCGGACCGGCGCCGGTACGGACTTTCCTGTCCTTACCACGCTGCCCCAGGGGGCAACCTTCCGCTGCTATGGGTTTTATAACGTGGTGGGCTCCACCGTCTGGCTGTTTGGCGTGGCGGCGGGCAAAAAGGGCTATTGCTCGAAGTTGTTTTTGAAGTGAGTGGCGTCAATCTACGACTGCCCTATGACTGTCATTGGCCCCAAAACCCCAGTATTTTCAATGGTTTCCCATAAGCTGGGGGTCAAGAGGCCGTGAGTTCAAGTCTCGCCACTCGGACCAGCAAAAAGCACTGAAGCCGTAAGGCTTTGGTGCTTTTTTCATTTCCATGAAAAGGAAACGAATAGTCCAAGTTTCTACCATTTTTCTACCGCTGTGCCAAAGTTCCTGCCAACTGATCAGCGATACTTTGCTTTCGCTTAATATCCAAGTGTCCGTAAATGTTAGCAGTCATTTTGATGTCGGCGTGTCCCAACCATTCCTGCACATCCTTTAGGCCAAAACCGCTGCTTAAAAGCAAGCTGGCGCAGCTGTGTCGTAGTTCATGGAAACGAATGAGCGGCAAGTCATTCTTTTTCAGCAGCGCCGCAAACTTTCGGGTCACATAGTCTGGTGGAAATGGATGACCGTCAGGCCATTTGAATACATAGTCATTGCGCTGATAGTCTCGACCAAATAGGCGGCAGTTTCTCTGTTCAGCCTGTTTTGCTGCCCGGAAGATTTCTTCCGCTTCTGCCACCAAAGGGAAAGAACGATAACTACTGGCTGTCTTGGTCTTGTCTTTCTCCACCACCGTGGTAACCTTAGACACAGTATGCCGAATGGTAAGTGTCTTTCGTTCAAAGTCGATGCTGTCCCACTTCAAGCCTAAAAGCTCACTGCGGCGCAGACCATAAATGGCGGTGATCTTGACCAACGGATAAATCGGCTCTTCTCGGATAGCATCAAATAAGCGCTGCAGCTGCTCGGCAGTATAAAAGTTTGCTTCAAAACGCTCACTCTTAGGCAGTACAAGGCCGCTACACGGATTTGCCAACAGCAGACCATTTTGAACCGCTTCCTCCATCGTCTGATGGAGGATATTTTTATGTCTACGGATAGATGCCGGGGATAGACCTCCCTTGCCGTCAATGCGCCCGGAAGCGTGTTTCTCGTCAATATAAGCTTGCAGCACACTCCGAGACATATCCTGTAATTTCACGCCTTTGGCATCGAAATAGGGCAAAATATGGCTGTTTGCGAGCAGCTCATATCCTTGGTATGTAACCGTGTCCACCTTTTTTTGAACCACAGTCAGCCAATACCGCACATAGTCCGAAAACAAAGTATCGCACCGGATAATACCGGATTGCACTTCATACTCATGCAGCTTTTCACGGAGCATTTGCTCGGCTTTTCTCTTGTTGCCTTTCTCCGGTAAGCCCGTGGCAATCCATGGGCGTTTGCGCTTTCCGTTCTCCATATAACTGAGGACAATATAGTATTTTCCATTTTTTACTTGCAGACAACCGTTCATTTTATTCTCCTTTCATGAAGGCATAGATTTGTCTGCTGTTACAGATTCGAGTTTAGATACCTCGCAGAATTGATGTAGTCAATTAGACAGACTTTCGGCACGAGGATCTTACGGCCTACCTTACGGCAGCCAATGGTCTTTTCACGCAAAAGCTGGTACATAGATGCGGTACAGATACCTAATGCTTCTGCTGCCTGTTGTACGCTCATAACATCGGGGTATTCTTTGAACATAGGCATCACCCCTTACTTAAATGGACAGGCTTTGTCCTGGGACAACAGTTCGTAGTTTTCATGGAATCTACGGCAAAAGGCCGCCCAGGTTTCCGGCTCGTCATGTTGAACATTAGGGTACTGTTCAGTCAAAGGTATGTTACTTATGACATAGACCGTAGTATAACAAGCTACCTTGTCATTGTATCTACATGGCAGCCATACCGGATACCCATCCAAATACTTGAGCATATCAGAAATTAGCAAACTACTGCGAAACTCATCAAACAGAATGACAGGCTCACCCTTATAGTTATCAAAGGGATGGGTATAGCTATTGATACGATACACCTTGTCATAGCCGTATTTTTCCATGACACTCCGGGTTTTGCCTACTCCGGTTTTGCCCCAAAGATAAGTCACATGAAGATCGCGCCATTGTGTTTGATATGCTTCTGCTAACAAGGCCTGCCGAGTGGCATCCATATGTTGAATTTTGGTCATTGCAGATGGAACTTCCCGTATGATTTCGGCGTTGGTTGCTCCGCTTGTAATCATGTCAAAAATGACTTCACTATCCTTTTGGCGGCTTGTCCGCTCGACAGGCATATCTCCAGATTCTTCAAAGGTCTCCGGAAGATTGGTTTCCTGTTTCTCGCTATCTGACCATTTGCCCTCTTTGCGGATGTAGTTCCGATTATCACGGTGACTACCTTTTGCAACTTCAATATGTGCACCATAGAATCGCTGATGCAAGGTGTTGAACAGAATGGCGTTAGGTGAATAGAGATACAGGTGCGTGTGGTAGGTTTGCCCCTTTTCGTCACACATACACCAGTAGGTGATGTTTTTGAAACTGGACAAAATGTTCTTGATGGCTTCGTGAGAATAGCCATGTTCCAGCGGATTGTTAAAGGTCAGCTGGTACTTTCTTGACTTGATATTAGTCGTGAGAACTCCTTTCAT